ATTGTCTGATTTTATCTTTGTTGTCATTACTGCACCATCAGAAGCTAATTCATGAGTTGACACATCGTTAGTCATTGAGACTGAAATGCTGCCAATACCTTCACCCTGAGCAATAAATTGTCCATATGTTGGGTGTGAAATAACAAAAGATATATCGCTAAAACTATAAGTCATGTTGTCCTCCTTATCTGTTTATTGTTATTGCTATAACTACAAATTCAATTGCACCTGCTAGTTTTAAACAAATGTATATTGGAGGTGATATTCTAGCATCACGATCAGCTTGACTTTGAGAAGCAATGGATTCAGCTTGGATTAAATACCCACTTGATAAAGCATCACCAGTTTTTAAATTTAAGATCTGTGGTCCAGTCCAAATACCTGGAGCAACAAAACCAGTTGATACCGCATTATCACAAGAACTAACAATTGCATTAGTAATAGATACTACACCATCATCAGTTTGTGGTATTTTTAGAGTGGAAGTAAGCAGATTCATTACACTAGTCTGTACTGAGTTTACAAAAGTATCAAGCCCTACTAGTTCATCAAAATGTGAACCATTGCTCATAGTGCCTTGTCTAAATACATTGTAATAAGAACCTTGGTTTACATATACATTACCTTTTGCATCCAAGATGTTCTTTAGCTGTTGAGCAGTTATCATCTCTGGTTCTATGCCTACTTCTTTTTTGTAAGCAAGTGTGTAAGAACTGTTAGCTAAGCCACTATTAGATGCCATTGCAAAGCCCATTATAGCAGCTGCTGCGTAGTCACTTTTAGTTGAATATTGGCCAAGAGTTCTAGATGTGCTTGTTCCTTTTAAAGACAAGAATACATTCCCAGCAGTGCCTAATGGAACATCTGCATCCTTAGTAGTAAAGAACAAACAAGATGTTGTTTCAAAAGCTTCTATTGTACTAGCCGCAAGAAGTATATCACTCTTAGCAGTTGAACATACAAAGCATCCGTACCAGTCTGTGTTTGCACTTCTACATGCTTTTAAAGCATCATCAATAGTTTCAAGGCCAACAGTGTCCCACCTTCCTATTGCAATGCCGTTTGGTCTAGGGCTTTGCTGAAAGTAAACACTTGCAGCTAAGAATTCTTTATCTAATCCAGTAAAACCATCTTCAATCATTTCAGTAAGATCAGAATACACTTTTACTCGTGTAACTAAGTCGATATGTGTTGAATTTCCAATGATAAGTCCTAGCCCAAAAGTTCTTCTAGGTGCTGATATTGGGGATATACTGACGTTAACATCTACTATTTCACTTAATGGTAAAGTTGACATTAGTTTATTTCTCCTTTCGCAGTATAGTATCTTGAATTAACAGTTTTGATGTATGGAGTAACTGCTGATACTTTAACATTCTCGTTAAAATTAGCAGTAAAATCAGTTCTGTCCCACCACCTGCCATTGTGTTCTTCTGGTACTCGTACTGGCACCGTGGCATCTGGAACAATATATAAATTTAAGCTAGCAAGTTTCCTTTTAGTGGTTAGGTTATATAATGACCTTCTTATTAGCTCTGCGTTGTCAAATGCGTTAGGCCCATATACTATCCAAGATATAGTTTGTACACGTGTATAGTTTGCAATTCTGTTTGCATTATCAACATCTTGCTGAGTATAGGTTACATCTCTTTGCATAGTTATTGGATCAGCTTGAGTATTGACTCGTATATACACTACATCATCTTCTACTTTGAAAGATGGAACACCTTCTCTCAGGTAAGCTATCCTAACCTTTTCATTTCTATCTTCGCCAGTATAGCCAAGTATGTCACTTGTCAATTCTTGGAACAAGTCTTCTACCTGTGCAAGTGATAAGATAACATCAGCCATCACACACCTCCTATATCTACAGCAACGACTTTGTAATAGCCATATTTGTCCCAAGATAAACAACTTACGACTTTATATTGCTTATTTCCAAACAACACTAAATCAGATAGTCTTGATTCACCTTCACTAGAACTAGTAACATATAGCTTTGTAGGGGTATAGATAGTTATTGCTTCAGATGATCTATCTCCTTCAGGTAACAACTGAATTTCCCTAGGAGAAGAAGGCATGATCGGATTCACCAAGCTAAAGACTTCTTCTGTGCTTACATATCTTCCTTTTACAAAAGACCCTGCTCTTCTTTTTACAGAGAAACTTCTAGTAAAATCTGGATCAGTCATTAACATAGTCATGTCAATCATATACACCTCTCACTACATACACTATGGCTTTTCTCATCTCGCCAGTGTCAATAAGTGGTTTGTTACTTCCTTTTGCTTTTATAGTAGACATAGCATTTGGAGCCCACCCATTTTCTGGATTTACAAACCATCTTCTACTTGCATTTTGAGCAATCATACCAGCTGAATTTAAGCTATTGATATACTGTGAATCATCACCGTTAAGCAAGCTTCGTATTGCATTGTCAAGTTGAACAACTATAGCAGAATTTGTAGCTTTGTTTTCTATAGCAGGTTGAAGTACTGGTCTTGCTGGAATGTTTCTCAAAGGAGATCCGTTAGTATGAATGAAAAGCAATTCAGCATTGTTTATCTTTTCACCTTTCCTTGATGATTCCTTCTGTGGTATTCCTACTAAAACATCAGAGTTTGCAAGAGTCTGTATGTGGTCTTTTATCTCGAAATCATTTGCATTTACATGCACCTTGACTAAAGACTTTACCATATGTACATTCCCCCTTTGCCAAGCATCTTAGCAAAAGTAACATATTGAGCGCCATATGATGTTAGTGTAAAACCAGCCCATGCTTGTAAGCTCTGCAAAGCTGAATAGTCATAAGATATAGACACGCTATCTACAGACTTGCTTGAGACAAGCCCTTTTGTTGTTGCTGCTTGTAATATACTTGCCTCAGAAGACCCTGCATTTACTTTACCTTGTATATATATAACACAAAAGTGAGCTATAAACCAGCCCATTGCTGTAGTCCATAATTCACCCCATAAGTCATTAAATACTGTTTGATTTGCTATGTTTATAAATTGCTGCAATATTGAAGTAGGTACAACTTCATTAGTAAACTGTGGGTGTAAATTAAGAAAGTCCCCCAAAGTAAATGGGGGATTATCATTGTGGGATACATTAGAGGCTGTACCTGCTATTGATTGCACATTAACCATGCTAGGATAGTAACTGCTCATTGTGCATCACCCTCTTTCTATTATTCTTCAGTTTGGTCTTCACCAGCACCTTCACCAGCAACAGCTTCTTCAGTTAAAAGCTGGATGTAGTGTTCTCTAGATTGTCTTTCTTCACATTCAATGCCTCTTTCAAGACAAAGTTTGTATAAAGCAAGTGCTTTCATTTTGCTTAAGTCTTCAGTACCACTAGTCGATGTCGTTGGAGCACCTCCTGCAAATACCTTTTCTTCTAGTATAGAAATGTCTCCGTCAGCTAAAGCCCACTTAAACATTGCATCTTGTTCTACCCAGTCAGGTACTTCACAAAAGTCCATTGGTCTAGTGTGAACAAGTGCCTCTCTTAACTGGTTTTCATTAAGCTCAGCGATATTTCCTACATTTGGATTTTGAAAACAAAACGCTTTTTTAGTATAGATTCTAAACATTTTAACTAGCCTCCTATAAATTAGATACCATCTGAGTAAGTTGGTGGTTGGAAATACAAGAACTTAACTTGTCCAATTTGAGCAGCATATGCAGTCAAATAAGCCATTTCAGTTACGACTGGCTGTGTCATTACTCTTTGAATCTCAACAGTCAAGTCAAAGTTTACTTTGTCTTCATCGTTCACATAAGCAAACATACGATCAGTACTACCAGCACCTGCACCAATACAATATCTAGAAGGAGCGATAACTAAATCAATTCCTTGTGATTTTGCAATGTTGTTCTCAAGCAAGTAATTCAACACCGAAATGTTACCAGCTTCAGATACTTTTCTACTTACTAGAATAGCAAACTGAGAAGGTGGAATTAAAATGTGGTTTGGCATACCAGCTAAATCATACTCTGAAGCAGCCCAACCTCTAATTAATGCAGCATTGATGTCTGTTAAGATCTCATCAGGAGTTTTACCAGCCCAAGGCTTAGTTCCACTAGCTCCATTAGCAACAGCTGCTGCGTAGATGTTAACATTGTTTAAAAGACCAGTTGTTCCATATTCTTGGAAGCCTGAGTATACATTCACTTCAAGAGTCTTTTGATAGTTTAATCGTAAGCCTTTGTCAAGAATATCATCTAAACTTCTGCCGATTTGTTGCAATTTTTGCTGATCTACAAAAGGTACTTTTAAAATGTGTGCCCATGTGAACACTTTGAAAGCTTCCTTTTGAATGTCTGCTTGGATTACTGGAATAGCATTAGTTTGACCACCAATGATTCCTCTTGTATTAGGACCAGAAGTAGCATAATTTACAAATTGATTTGATGTAAATTCTACCCAGCCTCCACCAGTTTTAGCAACTATGTCTCTAGGCCATGTTACTGATGCTAATGGTTCTCTAAGTTTTGGATCTATTTTCTCGAGCTCTCCTTTAAGAAAAGCCAAACCTCCACCGATAGCAGTATCACTTGTCATGAAGCCTGCTCCACCAAACATTGCGCTTGTGTCGGTTGTAAGGATTCTTGGGTTGCCTTGCTGTGATAAAATATTCAAAATAAGTACCTCCCCTAACCGTTATTTCTTGAAATGATTGCTAATTCAGTGACCTTGTTTGCATCTACTTCAGTCATTACCCAACGACAAGCAGTTAACTCTACTGTAGTTGCTGCACCTGCCGGAGTAGCTGTTGCACACAAATCACCAATAGCAACATTTGTGCCTGCTGATGTAGCAACATATACTTTCTTAAGTGGATCTGGTGTACCTTCTACACATACTACTGAAACATTACCTCTCATGAGAATATCACAAGGGTCTTTGTCTTCATATTGAGAAGCTGATGCTGGGAAAGTAACACTTTGTTTTACTTCTCTGCATGCAATACCTGCAAATTGAGCTGCCGTGTTTGCTGCACCAAAAGCTTGATATGAACCATCAGCATTTACTACAACTACAGCACCAAATTTAATAGCATTTTTAGCTGGTCTATTCATTACATATGCATCACCATTTCTAGCAAATGTACCTGGATAACCAAACCCTAATCTAACACCAATAGCTTGACCTGGCATAATTAGTTACCTCCTTGTTTTTCTTTGTAGTGTGGATTGAACTTTTTAGCATAGTCTCTACCATTACCTCTGTTATCAGAAGCAACACTAGAATCTTTAGCAATCTTCTGAGCTTGGTCACTTGCGCCTTTAGCAATGTTACCATACTCATCATTTACTCTTTTTGCTGACTTGTTGCCACTTCTTATTAACTTAGCAACTGAATCAGCAGCCTTTCTTCTCTCAACCGGATCTTTGATTGATAAGATTACTGGCTTTAAAGACCTAATAGTATCTAAAGCAGCAGCCTTGTCTCCAATTGGATTTTTTGGTCTTTCATTTTCTGGTTCTACAAAACCTGAAGCTGGAGAAGTCAATTCATCAGAGTCCATCTCTTCAGCTGGAATCGTAATAGACTCTTCATTGTCTTCATCTTCCATTTCAAGTTCACCTTCCAATGCATCTAGGTCTGTCATTTCTTGACCTTGATTACCACCTTCAATAGCATCTAGACGTTCCATGATTTTTTGTAGTAAAGCCATGACTTCGCCATCACCATCTTTGGTCATTTTGTCTTCTTCTGGATCTGCTTCTGGTTCAGCATCTTCATTCATTGCTTTAGAAGCTTCAACTAGCTCTTCTGGTTCTGTATCAGAATCTTGAGCTAGCTTTTTAAAGCCAATAGCAGCTAGAATGTCTTTAGTATACTTTTTCTTTGCTGTTTTTGCCATTTTTTCGTTTCCTCCTTCTTGCTGTTCTTCAATAGCTACTGAGCTATCTTTGATTGCAACCCTACTTCCAGCTCTGCCACTGTTTACAACAGCAACATGATTACCTCGGATTTGCTTTTGCTCAAATTTTGTATCACTTATTTGTTCATATATACAATCGTATCCACAAGAGACTTCTCTTTTAAGCCCTTGTTCTACAATAGTAATTAGGTTGGGATCTGTTATGAATATGTCTGCTATAAGCAAGTCACTTTCATCTCCAGTACCTCTTCTTACATTTTGAGCATGCCCTTTAGCTAACATTATCATGTTTTCTGGTTTTACCCAGTCATTTGGGTGCTCATCAGTTATTGTTTTACCTTCAAAAGATGCCATAGTTGCTTGGTGAAATACCTCTTCATTGCTTCTATACACCATTACTTCTTTGTCATGTATATCATCAAGCCCAAGTTCTTGCCCATAGTACTTTTGCCATCCAGTTCTTGCTATAGGAACATTGTGACATATTAAAAAGCCTTCAGGAGTCTTAGTTAGATTGTTTGATATCTTTGAGCCATAATAAGCTTTAGCCACTCTTTTACACCTCCTATAGTGGATTTAATGTTTCATATATAAGTGGAAACAAACCTTCAATGAAGTTTGATTCAAAGAATACAGTAGCTGCATCAGCACTTTCATTTGTTATTTTGATTACATATTTTGTATTTGGCAGAAGCAAAGTAAACCTGTTACCATTTGATGTTCCACCTACAGATCTAGCAGTGCCTGCAGACCCAAGAATTATGTCTGAATCAATCAAAATAGCTGGTGATGCAACACTAACTGCAGTAGGAGCATTGTATAACAATGTCTGTGCAGTCTTTAAAATTGATAGCGGCCTATTTGGATTAATAGCTTGTTGAAGTCCGCCTATAGTAAATGTGGCATTCTCATATAATTCATATGAAGCTTTGTTAACATCAGCTTTAAAGATGTCTGTGCCCCATATTACATACAGTGGATTTTCTCTGCTGTTTTGAGGAGTAATAAATGCCAAATATTTAGTTACGCCAGCCAAAAGAGGGAAGCGTATTTCAGCTTTGTACAAATCACCTTCAAATATCTGAGCATCTTCAGTAGGAATAGTCTTTAATGAAGAAGCACATCTACACATCAAGTGTGAAAAGTTTACAACCTCATCATCGTCCCTAAGTAATCTTCCAGTATTTGGAGGTAAGTTATTGACTTTTGGATTGCCACTTATCGACATCTTATCACCACCTTTTCCAATTAAAAAGAGCCCCTATCAAGAGGACTCTAAGCTTTATTGTTCTTACTATTTGTTTCTTCTAGATCTTGCTTCTTGATTGATTACTTCCAGCCAAGCTGATTGTGTGTCTCTAGCAAATTCTGTGATGTTGCTATGTGGTTTCCATCCAATAAACTTTCTTCCAGTTTCATCATATTCTGCATATATGTCTCGGAAGTACTTGTGTACAACTTCCCACATTTCGCTAAGTTCTTCATCAGTTAAATCTTTAAGCATTAATCCGTTAGATACTACTTCAATTGCTTCATTTGTGATGAACCCACTTGTTATTTCTAAAGCACTATACTTTCTTAAAGTTACCTTAATCATCATATTTGTCATAATGTTTTCTCCTCTGAGATAAAGTGTGATGTGTTATCACCTAAGAACATTATATCATATATAGTAGTATTTGTAAAGGGATTTATGAAAAGAATTTAAAAGAATTTTGATTGGTTTTTATCACTTTCTAGATTTAAAAGTATAGATAGCATCATCAGCATCTTCAATTACTCCGTTCACTATCATGTTTACCATACTTTCATATTCATTAGAAGACAACTTTCTACCAATCCCACTTTCTACTTTAGGAAGTATCTTCTTAGCAAGCACTTCAGCTTTGAACTTATCATTGCCACCATCCTTCACCACAACTCTCTCCATCATACAAGTTACTGGATTATATACTTCAGGAGCTGAGTCTTTGGCACTTGTCTCTTGTTTTTCCAAGCCTTTGCCATATGACTTTACTACAGATAGTGGATAACCTTGCACCATAGATGTTGCTTTCTTGTAGCCAACTTGTTGAATTAGATCTCTGAACATTTGTCCGTATTTCTTTTCGTCTTCTTTCACCATTTGTTTCACTTTAGCCTTTTGCTCTTTTGAAAGGCTATTGTTATTCATTGCATTGAAGTCTTCGTTCACACCTTTCATTATGTTACTAGCTAGACTTTGTGGATCAGCATCTTTAGCTAAGCCTTCTGAGTCTTTTCTTTCACGTAATCTGCTTAGCTTTTCAGAATAGTTAGCATCTTTACCAGTTTTCTTTGGCCATTTAGGATTTGCTTTTCTAAAGTTCATGTATTCTTTTATTTTAGCTTCTCTAGCTACAATTTCTTTTTCTATAGGAACAATCTGAGTTTTTCTTAATCGTTCTTGACTTTCTTTTGGCTGTTTTGATATTTCACCTTCAATTTGTCTTATTTGCTTTTTAAGTTCACCTATCATAGAATTATTGTGTAAAAATTCTTTGTGCTCAGGTGTCTTACTTATCTCTGTTATTCCCATTGCTTTTTCAACATGAGTCAATGCATCAATTGTCTTTACTTCTTCCATCATCATTGTTACCGGATTGTATCGTTCCATTAAGTCCCTCCTCTATATTGCTTAGCTTGTATGAATTATATCATACTTGTAGTGATGTGTAAACAACTATTTACTATTTTACATAATAGCCTCAAATTTCACTCTGGTTAACATTTGTATTTTGCCATTGTGATATACCTTATGTGGCCAACTAATTAAGCTAAGGTCAACTAGTGGCTCTGGATAGCACCTGCAATTATATATGTTACCTGCATGGTATCTACCTGCATTTGGTTCATTAACTAATGGTTCAGGAGATGGAGGATCAGTCCAACATACTAGCACATCTTCCATATGGTCATGTGAACTTCTTACTCTTATGTCTTCACTAGTTCTCCATACATACCAGTTTATTCCCATGTTTAGGCTTTGTACTTGAGTTAAAGCAGTGCTTGCTTTTGATACTTCTGTTCTAGCTATCAAGCTTGCCTTAGCCCTACTATTCTTAGGAAAGTCCTTCTTGATTATCTTTGCTATTTCTGAAGCTCTTACACCTTCAACTGATAGCTTTGCAATCTTCTCTGTCATTTGTTTTGCTAAGTCTTGTGGAAGTGTTCTTATTAAAGTAGCATTGTTCTCTATTATATCTTTGTAAGAGGAACCATAGTCTTTCTTAGTTATACGTTTTAAAGCTTTGTAGATGTACTTGCCCATAGACGACTTCTTAGCAGCTATCTTCCAGTTTACTTGTTTTTCTTTAGATATCATAGTTACCATGCTCTTTGCAATACTGGCCGAAGACTGAGATAACTTATCACTATTAGCAAATGAAGTAAGCTTTTGAGACATTTCTTGTGGGTCATTGCTTTCGTTTACCATCTTAGTCATGTAGTTGATTAACTTTTGCATAGACGATTTGTAGTAGCTAGTGGTCTTTTGATATGGTTGCCAATTATTCCTCTGCTTGCTCATATTCATCATCCCCTAGATCAGGCATGTCTTGTATTTGTACTTCATCATCAGCTGAACCAATCATTTCATCAGTGATGTTTGACCACATACCAGTTACTTCTTCCATTTGCTTAAGTTCTTTCAGAGTAGTTTGTCTGCCTATGATGCCTGCATTGTAGACATCTAGTATAGAAGTAGTTCTCTTAGCACCAAGTTCAGCCTTATCATTATCATTAGATGTGTTTACTGGATAGAACTCAAAGTCAAAGTCTTCTGGTACTGCTCCAAACTCACTAGCCAGTATTACTGGTATTAGTTTATCTAAAGCAGGTCTTAACTCATTCTCTTGCTTTTCATGTATCATTTCATAATAGTTCTGTAAGTCTGCCTCTCCAGTTGAATTCATACCAGCTGGACTTCTACCATATAGTCTAGTAACTGGGATCTCTGCTGCACCAGCAATATCTAACATGAACATCTCATATACATCAGATACTCCACCAAATGAATATTGTTTTGTATCATACTCGTCATCTTTGTCCATGATAAACATTCCATTGTTACTTTTAAGAGCATTTTGTGCAGAGATTACATTAGCTAATCTAGCTTGTGCTTGCGTATTTGTTGAGCTTATTAGTTGCCCTAAGTCAGCCATCTTTAGCACATTTATGTTTGCTTGGAATAGAAGACTTGCTATGTTCCAACTAGCATTATCTCTCTTCTTTAATTCATCAAATATATGCTCTACTTCACTTGCTCCCCAGTATTGTTCATTTTGTCTTTCCCATAATGGAAGCTCTCTACCAATAAATCTTAGTAGTCTAGAATGGTGTACTAGGATAGATTTATTGTTGTTTAGTGTAACTCTATATAAGTCAGGTAGCCCAAATTCTGCATCACCTATTTCATTTACTAAATCAGACATAGGAGTTATGCCACTCCATCTATCTAGAACAAGTAATCCTTTGTAAGTACCAACCTCAATAGTATCTAAGTCTAGTGGTTGTTTTAGATCTTCTTCACTGCCTTGACCTTCAATCATTATTAAAGCTGCAGCACCACCATATAATCTTGCCCACTTCATAGCTTCAGCTAGCTTTGCTTTTGTCCTTGTCCTTCTTACTACTTTGTTAAATTTCTTTACTTGGTCTGGTTCTATCTCACCAGTAAGTTGTACCCAATTCTTGAACATGTCTTCTGGTACTGCATCTATAATTTTACGTATAATCCAATGTGACCTGTATAGACTTGTCATTAGCATTACATCTTTAGTCAATCTAGTTAGTGGATACTCAGCACCTTCATTTAGGTTATTTGTGCCAGCTCCCATACGAGCCATTAAGTTAGTAAATGCATCCACAGTCATATTGTTTGGATTAAATGTTTCACCACTATCTACAGTTGGTATACTTGTTTGTGGTTTGTAAGCCTGTTTATCTCTACGCTGTTTTTTGCTCATCTTTGTTTAACCTCCATGGCTGTATTAAAGTCTTGATTAAGTATCTTAAAGCATCAGGCCAGTGGTCAAAGTCCTTCACTGGTACTTCTTTGCCTCTCTTGCTAGCTTTGTAGTCCCATATATATGAATACATTTCAGATAAGCCTTTTACACATCTCTTGTGTATTTTTAATAGTCTTAATCCTAACATGTTTTGTACCATTCTTATACCATCTTCTACATCATTATCTGCATCCTTTACTACATAGCCTCTTAATCTTAACTCAGCTTTAAATGAAGCAGCACTAGGGTCAACTATTACATACTCTGGAAACTTGTCTACCTTAGCTACAAATTCATCAAAGTCATCCGCATACTGGCTATCTGTTTTTTGTTTACCAGTTGCTCGACCTGAATAGTAGTACTCATCACATATGTACATAGTAGTGTTATCATCATATGCATCTATGAACACCATAGGATTAGATGTACCATAGTCTATAGCAATGTATCTAGTTACTGAGTTGCTTTCTTTTAAGAACTTTTCTAGCTTGTCATCTTCCCATATGTTTTCATCTTCGTTTAACTCATCGTAGATAAGTCCTTCACTTAGCACCCATAGTCCTAGTATGAACCTCTTAAAGAACACTCCTGAGAACATCCTCATATATCTTTCTTTCACCCTAGTACTTAGACTTGGATTGTCACTTAGTTCAAAATGTATCCTTAGTGCATGTAGTTCTTCAGCCTTGTCTATATAGTTTACTTTAAACCAGTGGAATGGTCCTTCAGGGTTACAATTGAACCATATCTTTGCATCCTCTACTGAGCATCTTGCCTTACATTGATTTACAAAAGACTCTGGCATTAGCACTACTTCATCTAGAAAGAATCCTCCTAGTGTGATACCTTGTACTAAGTCCTGTGATGATTCATCTCTGCCACCAAAGAAGTAAAAGTAGTTAGTTACATCACCTTTAGTAAACGCCCATACATTGTCTCCTATATCAGCTCTTTTCTCTATGTGGTATCCTCTGCTTAGTAGCATTGGCTTTAACCAGAACCATACATTTCTCTTAAAGGAGTCTATAGTCTTTCCAGCCATTCCAAAGTTTGTATGATTAAATGACGACATAGCCCAGATTGAGTAGCTGAGGCTCATTATTATGGTCTTACCGCTACGTACACTCCCGTCACATATTAGCATGTCTTTATCTTTATGAGGAGAACTAGGAGTCCACCATGTGAGTACTTGTAATTGTTTTCTACTAAAGCTCTTGAACTTAATAGCTGCTTTTTGTATTTTACTTGCCATAATGAACTCCTTTCTTATCTATTCTATTCCTTTAGCTTTATAGTATTCTTCCATTTGTTCTTGTGTATATCTGCTACTAGTACTTATACCTGTACTTCCAAAGCCACCTTCACCACGTTCAGTAGTAGATAGTTCTTCAGTTGTTTCTTCCCACTCACACTTCTCTACTTTAGCAAATACTAATTGAGCTATTCTATCACCTACTTGAATCAAGTGGTTTGTTTTTGTTTGGTTCTTGATTATTACTTTTAACTCTCCTCTAAAGTCAGAATCTATAGTACCTGGTGCATTATTTACTACTATGCCTTTTAAAGCTAACCCACTTCTGCTACGTACTTGTATCTCGTTTCCTTCTGGTATTTCTACAAACAATCCTGTTGATACTGCTACTATTTTGCCAGCCCCTACAACAACTAATTGATTTGACATTACATCCATACCAGCTGATCCTGATGTTTTGTATTCTGGTAGTAAATTACTAGATCTATTAATCACTTTCACTTTCATCTTCATTAGCCTCCCACAATCCTTCACTAGCATCACACAATGCTTGTAAGAATCCATCATCTTCTATATCAACTCCACCTATACCTGCTTTAGCTTTCTCTAAGTCAAGCTTGTCTTGCAATAGCTGAAGTCTTCTTTCTTCAAGCTCTTGTCTCCAGTCTTTTGGCACAAGGTCAAAATACCTTTCAAGTCTACTTATTGCTGATTCTTTGTTTATAAGTTCTAAAGAAACTGATCCATCTCTATTTTGCTTTACAGATTTTATAAGTTGTCCATCAATTCTATCCATGTCAAATACTTTTAACTTGCCATTTTTTATATCAACAAAATCAGCCATATCTGCAAAAGCAGCTCTCATATCTTGGTCTATAATGTCCATAGCAGTAAGATGTACAGCATCACACACCTTCAACTTAAGCCATGTTATGTACACCATACATCTTTCTTTCTGTGTAAGTTTATATCCAACTACATGAGCAGACTTTGATGAGAATCCAGCCTTTATTGCTGATGTGTTTTTATTATGATTTTTGCTATAATATTCACAGAATAGTCTTTCCTTATCAGTCAGTTCATATGTGACCTCTTCTCTAGACATGCTTCTTAACTCTGCTTCTGTATATGGAATTTCTGGTTTCTTCCATGGTCTAGGCACTGTATCATCTCCCCTAAATTAAAGCAAGGATGATAAAATCACCCTCACTCTAGCTTATTTCTTAGTATTCCTTTACGGTATTCTTTTTTTATAAGAAGTCTACTTTCAAACTGTGCCTTTGAAGCCATCATGTTGCACTTGTCACAGTTGTATTGTTGGTTTATATAGAATAGCTTTTGGAATTCCTGACACTTGT